CGGCCTTTGCAATGTTAAGATAGCATTGCATTATTTGCTCTTTACCTGTGCCGCTACCTGCTACGCAAAAAGATAAAATGTTTGGTGTAATGCCGTCTAATTCGTCAGTGTATCTCATACCTGCCAAGCTGCTAACAGCCGTAAGCGCACACGCCACTGCTAGATTCTCACGCGGATATAAACACTGGCTGTTAATCCACTCTGTTAATGAACCAACGAAATCGGGTGGGCGTTTTAAGTCCACAGGCTCATCTAAAACGCTTTTAACCTTTAGCTCTTTATCATTCTTTACACTGTCAAGATTTGACTTTAAATCATTACTACAATCTAAGTCATCGATAGAGCCAAGCGAACCATCATAAACAAACGTCACAGGCTCACAGTAGCCGCCCTCATTGGCATAGTGTAATAACGTGCCATAGCCTACGGGGTTACTCGTTTTGCCGAAGCTGTGCCAGTGCTTGCTTAGTACGCTTGTGCCGCCGTACTTGGTACTTGGTGCGCTCCATGAGTCCCATATATCAAAGCCACCACCACCCAAGCAGTGATGAATGGCCATGCCCACACTTACCCACTCGTTATAGTCAATAGACGGGTCAATGAAGCCTAGCAGGGTTACGATGTGCTGTTCATCAATATCTAAATCTTGGCCATTGTTGCTCACTCGGTAAAAAGCAGGACGCTCTAATAAAGCAATCAATTCATGCGGCGCAAAACCCACATCTTGCGGATAGCCTTTGACCGTTTCATAGTTAGAGCCGCTTTCGTGTAGCGAACCAGCGCCCACTACATAGCCGCTAGACTTAAAATCAATGCCAACATATTTTTTATGCGTTTGCATCAATGACTTTGTTTTGTCATCATCACTCAATTTAAAATACCAATGCTGACTACCGCCACCGCTTCCCGTATTGACAATAAAAGCGCACTCTAAAAGGCTTGGCACGTCTTTGCACAGCTTTTTAAACGATGGCACACCGCCGTTTCTAGCGTCAACATCAATGACCAAAAAGCCTTTAACAATGACACCAAAACCACTGTTAAAATGTCCCATCTCATCAAAACATTCGATTTGCTCATCTGACCAATGGGGGACGTTTTGCCAGTTGCTAATAACAGGGTGTTTTAAAATTGCCGTACACTCAGCATCGCCACAATTACAAAGGCCGTTTGTCGTTCCATGCAAGCCAAAGACCTTAAAGCCTGCTTCTATATAGTCAAAAATATCATTTATCATTGTTATAGTCCTGTTTTAGTTGCTTTTATTACTAATGCAGTCACACTCACAATCTTTTAATAAATAAGCTGAGAGTTTTTCGATTGTCGAAATGTTTGCACCCGATGCGCTGCCAGTTTTTAGGTATAAAACTGTGTTGTAGTGTAAGCCAGTCGCAACTGCTACCATCTCTAAACGTCTATCTTGTAAACGCTCACGAATCTCTGGAATAGTTAAAAGTCGTGTATTGCTCATTTTTTTAGTCTCTATGCTTGTTTAAGATGGTTACATAGTAACAATAAAAATATAGATTTTCTATATATTTTTGTTGACATAACAATAAAAAGTAATTAAATTGTGCTTATCAAGCGATAGCCAACGGCCTAGCTTGATGCAAACGCAATCCAATGGAGTTAAACAAATGTCTATCTTAGCAAGCATTAAAAAAGCTACCCCACAAGCCCCAGTTATTACTATTGTAGGTTTCGCTGGCAGTGGTAAATCTAGCTTAGCGGGTATGTTCCCAAATCCGATTTTTGTACAAGCTGAAAACGCTACTTCTGTTTTTGAGACAATGCCCGAACATTTACAGCCTGCCTTTTTTCCCCAGTTGCCTGTACCAAATGCCAAAAAGAACATCAAAACAAGCGAAGTTTTGTTTGAGCAATTACGCGAGTTAATGACTCAAGAACACGATTTTAAAACCGTAGTTATTGACTCAATAACCGCGCTTAACATCATGTTTGAGCAAGAAGTCGTAGAGTTTGACGACAAAGGCGCAAGCAACATTGGCGAAGCACAAGGCGGCTATAACAAAGGCTATCTTGTTGTTGCAAATATGCACGCCAAGTTACGCGCCGCGTGTGAACATCTACGCAAGCGCGGTATCAGTGTCGTGTTTTTGGCACATACAGGCGTTGTCAAAATGAAAAACCGCCCAGATGGTGGCGAATATGTCGCTTATAGTTTGGATATGCACGAACGCTCACGCGCCGTGTATGTATCAAGTAGTGATATTGTCGCCTATCTCAAAGCCCGCGACTTTGTGGTGGGCAATGAAGAAAACAAGAAAGGCCAAACAACCAAGTTTGGCCGCGTAACTAATACTGGCGAACGTGTACTCATTACATCGAGTGACGGCACAATTGGCTATATTGACGCTAAAAACCGTTATGCCCTACCCGATGAGATTGAAGTCAACAAGGGCGAAAATCCTTTAATCCCGTTAATCCCTTTTTACAATCAACAATAACCCGCGCATTAACGCGCATTAAACAAACGCGCCCGTAAAAAGGCGCATTAGGAGATACGATTATGTCATTTTGGCAAAAACAAGATGGTTCTGCTGTTGAATCCTCCACCACGTTTGAATCAGGCGGCGGTGAAATTACGCCTATCCCCAATAACACGGCCTTAATCGGTGCGATTGAAGAAGCAAAATGGTCTGAATACCAAGGCGAGTCTTACATCAATTTAAAATGGCGTGTGATGCGCCCACAGGAATATGCGAACCGCGTATTGTTTCAAAAGTTAAAAGTGTTTAGCCAAAAACAAGGCGACAAAGCCAAGCAAATGCTTGCAGCCATTGACGCTAATTGTGGCGGTAAACTTGCGAAGCTCAAAGATGCACCCGAAGATATGGATTTAATGACCGCTTTAGTTGGTAAAGCAATGGCCATTAAGGTACAGATTTGGGACATTGACGGCAAAACAGGTAACTGGATTAGTGCTGTAAGCCCTGCCAAAGCGCAAGCACCACAGGCGCAAACTCAAGCACCGACACGCCCTACGCCACCACAAAACGCACACAATCAAGCAAAATCTAACGCCTACCAAGCGCAAGATGATAGCGATGAAATTCCGTTTTAATCTAACCCACTCACACCACAAGGCGCGTTAATGCGCCTTTTAAAAGAGAGTATTTAACCATGAGTTACCAAGTTAAAACCGAAGATTCACAAAAAGTTATTAGCTTAACTTTGACAGCCGAGCAATTAGAAGTGATTGCAGGTGCATTAGAAATGTATTGCATTGGTTTAGCTGAACACAACGACCCGCACTTGAAATATGCAGCCAATGCACAAGAGGCAATTATTGAAGTGTTGGAATCTAATTTTAGTGTGGAGGTGTAACATGAGACCCGATTTAGGCGAGTATTTATATCGCAATAAAAAGGTTTTAGATTTATTAGTAGGAAAGACTTTTCATTTCAACTGCCCTATGCAAGTTAATAAAGCACCAGAAGGAGTAGAGGTTACATTTATTGCGCCAATAGTCTTTATTGACTCTAACAAGATGTTTTGTATTACCTTGCGTTTTCCTCATTCTGATTTTGAAAAAGTAACAAAGTCGGCAGAAAAAGGATACTTGCCGTTTAAATTTGGCGAGCTTTGCAAACAATATAAAAACTCGCACGAATGTTACAGGCCAATAAACGCGATTTTATCGAATTAACGCACCATAATGCGCAGCAATGCGCTTTTTAACCCCCCTTTAAACGCGCCTACAATGTGGGCGCATAGGAGCATGACAATGTCAACAGAACAACGAAGCACTGAATGGTTTGCACAGCGCAAAGGCCGCGTTACGGGTAGCGTAGCAGGTGCAATCTTAGGACTCAATCAACATCAATCACCCGATGCTATTCTACGCCGTATGGTACGCGATTATCACGGCGTAGAAAGCGAGTTTGTTGGCAACATCGCCACCGAATATGGCACATTAAATGAGCCTATGGCCTTGTTAGGTTTTGTGAATAAATACGGCTATGCAGTGGATGAAGTGGGTTTTTATGTCCACCCTGATTTTAACTGGCTTGGCGCATCGCCCGATGGTATTTTTGAGAATAACATGGGCGAACAGTGCATTTTAGAGATTAAATGCCCGTTTGGATTGCGTAACGACCTTACGCCACAATTCAAAACCATTGGACAACAGCCGCATTATTACGCACAGCTACAGCTTGAAATGGCTTGCACAGGCTTAAAACAAACGTACTTTTATCAATGGTCACAGCATGGCGATAGCCTTGAGATTGTGCCATTTAACAAACCTTGGTTTAACGATGCCGTTATTAAACTGTTTGCGTTTTATGAGTTGTATTTGCACGAACTTAAAAACAAAAAACATTTAGAGCCGTTAATACCTGAAATTGACACGCCAAAGGCTCATGCACTGATTACGCAATATGATGCACTTAGCGAAGTAATCGACAATGCCACACAACAAAAAGCCGAAGTATTGGCACAAATTACCGCGCTTTGTAACGATAAAAACGCCGTCATTTGTGGGCGCAAACTCACGCAAATAAAACGCGATGGTGCAATCAGTTACGCTAAAGCAATCAAAGAATTGTTACCCGATGCTGACCTAAGCAAGTACAAGGGCAATCCAACAACATACTGGAAATTGGGGTAATGTTATGCAATTACGCCCCTATCAACAAGATGCCGTAGATAGTGCTATCGCATGGATGCGTAAAAGTACAGAGCCTGCATTATTGGGATTATCAACAGGTGCAGGCAAAAGCCACATCGCCGCCGCCATAGCCCTATGGATAACCCAAAAAACAGGTAAAAAGGTTTTAGTTTTACAGCCGTCCAAAGAATTGACTTCTCAGAATTTTGAGAAATATCTAGCCACTGGTGAAAAGGCTTCTATCTTTAGCGCAAGTGCTAATTCAAAATGCACCCGTCATAATGTTGTCTATGCCACACCAAAAACCGTACTGAATAGTATATCGCGCTTTGGAGATGCGTTTGCGTGTGTCATTGTTGACGAGTGCCACATGACCACACCGACCATAAAAGAGATTATTGCTCACATAGCCGCTAAAAATCCCATGTTACGGGTTATTGGCATGACTGCCACACCATACAGACTTGGCACAGGTTACATCTACCAATACGATGCCGCAGGCGAACGTATAAGCAAGTTAGACACCGATGAAACAATAGACGCTTATTATCACAGCCTACTCTACAAGATAAACACACGCTCCCTAATTGACATGGGTTTTTTAACACCTGCTCACACTGACACCACAGCACTACATTACGACACCGACAATCTAACAATAAACAAGATGGGCAATTTTGACGCAAGGCAAATAGAACAAGCCTTTGAGGGTCAAGGCCGTCTTACGTCTCAGATTGTCGCTGACGTAGTACAACACGCACAAGGGCGCAATGGCGTTATGCTGTTTGCATCTACTGTTAAACACGCACAAGAGATATTAGACAGCCTGCCGCCCGATAATAGCCGCATGATTGGCGGCGATGTCAACATGGCCAAGGTCGAGCGTGAAAAGCTAATAAACGATTTTAAACAACAACGGTTTAAATATATTGTGAGTGTAGGCACATTAACCACTGGTTTTGACGCGCCTCATGTTGACGTTGTAGCGATATTACGCGCCACCGAAAGCGCGTCATTATTTCAACAGATTATCGGACGCGGCCTAAGGTTACACCCAGACAAAACAGATTGTTTAGTATTGGATTACGCGGGCAACATTGAACGGCATAAACTGCAAGATGATATTTTTGAGCCGACCATCAAAACCTATAAGGCCAAAACAAGCTCAACAATTGAAGCATTATGCCCTAGCTGTAATTTTATCAATGATTTTGCATCGCGTGACAACCCGCAAAAACTAGGCATAGACAAGCAAGGCTTTTTTTTAGACTTGGCTGGCAACCGAATCTTATTGAGTGTTGGTGCTAATGATGCGCCCGTGTATATGCCAGCGCATCTTGGCCGCCGATGTAATGGTTTTGTACAGTCAATACTAAACAAAGGCAAATTAGATAGATGCGAGTATCGGTGGGCGTTTAAGTTGTGCGAAAAATGCAACCATGAAAACGACATAGCTGCTCGGCACTGTGAGAAGTGCAAAGCTGAACTGGTTGACCCTAATAGCTCGCTAAAGCATGAAGCCGCACAGGTTAAAGCCGACCCTTACGCCGTCTTTACCGAAAAAGTGCTATTTTTTAGCGTTAAAAAAGGCATGAGCAAAGCAGGAAATGAAATGCTAGTCTGTGACTACTCCACACCCACCACACAGTTTAGAGCGTATTATATCGCTGATAGCGATAGCAAGCTGATACAAAGGAAATGGACTAAGCTGTGCCACTCTATTTTTGGCGGAGATGTTAGAAATGTTGATGATTTTGTGCATTTAGCTAATGATTTTTGCTTTGATAGACCTGATACCGTAACCTATCAAAAAAACAAAACCACTGGTTATTTTGACGTGATAGGACACAATTAC